ACAATACTCTCGCCACTGTCAGTGCCAGTAGATCTCTGCACGTCGTATACGTAAAGACCAGCATCAAGGAGGGCCATGTTAGCTGCTGAGTTTGTGATGTTAAGTTTCTTTGGATCAGTGGTATCCACCTCAACGCTCATTCCCTCGTCCTGACCATCAAGCTCTGCTGTATCAGCATCGACTGCCGTCCGAATAGTCATTGTCCAAGTATCGTCGGCTCCGCCTTCATCTTCTGATGATTCTTGATCGCTGATGTCTGAGTCGAACTCTACTGCAAGAGAGAAGCTGTCTCCTCTTCGGCAGATGATGTCGAGTCGTGCTGCGGTATCTAAGTTTACTACGGCCATTATTCGTTGATGATGTTGTTTA